TGTGCTTCAGTAAGGAATCCCATGCCACGAAGAATATAGTCGATCAAACGGGCCATACCGGTATTGTGTACACCGCTAGATTCGGCGAAGTCCGCTTTGAAGCAGAATACGTTTACAGGTATTTCTTCTTCGAAGATGGCAACTTTATCGGCATGTTCACCGGTAGCGGTCATGGTGAATCCCTGCTTGCATTTTGTCTTGAAGTTCTTTCGAGGATACCACTGTGATGAAGTTCCCTGTACGTCGATCTCTACTCCGGTTGCTACCCAGCTGCGTTCAGGATATTCCCTGTCCTCATAGACAAGGGTGACAGTCTTCTTGTCTCCTTTGAAAGTCGGAAGCTCACCGACGATGGTGAATGAGATATTCTGATTCGCCAGCTTCTCATAGCTGAGATTCCCATAGTCGTCATAAATGCTGTTCCGGGCATATAGCTTGCGCTTCAGTTCAAGATTGTCCATATCGGCAATGTAATTGTCGAGAAGCTGATAGCGGTTTAAGGCATTGTCATAGACACGGATATTAAAGATATCTGCGGTACAGTCACTGCTGCCGATCGAGATCCCGGCCGGATTGGGCTGAGTAAAGTTGTCTTGTTCCGGATACTGGATCAGTCCGCAGATCTCACCGTTGATGTAGACGAAGATCAGCCGGTTCTCCGCTTTCTTTTCGATCACGAAGGAAATCCGGACACGTTCATCCTCTTTGAATTGTGTTTCGATAGAGGTCTGTTCTGATCTGAATATAGCTTTCTGTGCAGTCACTTCAAGTCCGATGCCGGCATTCATGCAGCTGAGGATGACTGAATCATAGTCGGTAACGTCTCTGGTTTCAAATTCGAATTCGATTGTTTTGCCGGTAGAACGGAAGTCGTTGGCAAAGGAGTTGTAGGGGATGGTTACACGTGCATCGCCATTAACGCGAAGAGCTACGAATCCGTCAACTGTCTTGATCCATCCGTTCGTTGCGTAGTTGAATGCGGTAAGTACAGCGAAGATCTCTCCGTAGTTCCAGATGTTTTTCCCTTCTTCGTTGTTGCTGCGGTTTACGGAAGTGAGGAAGAGAACGAGATCCGCTTCCTCCGGACGAACATCGATCTCTGATTCCGTAACCGTCAGGTTGAATGTTTTGGTCACAGATCCGCATGCTATTTTCAGTTCCAGTTCTCCGGGAGTTTCTGCCCGGTAACTCCATGTTTGTCGCGTGCGGTCGATCGTTTGATCACTAATTTCGATTCCATTAGCTGACAGGGTGATATCACTTGTCGTTGTAGCAGGATTATAAACGATGTAGGGAATCAGGAGTGTGCTGAATTGTTCGACTTCGGCAGTCCTGAAGGATGACGCAATAACCGGTGTGTTGTTTCCGGATACAATGCTGATAATATCATAGCGTAGACGATCGCTTTCTACTTCGGTATCGTTGATCGTTGCCGTCGCATAAACGTCGAGCGTATGTGCACCATGCGCCTGTGCCGGGATTGAATATGTCTGCTGACGATTAGATACAGATGTGGTGTAGGTACCCGTTTCTTTACCATCAACGACAAAGTGAATGGTTTTCTCTACGGCACCAAGCGGGGTATATGGGAATGAGATCGCTCCCACATAGGCTTTTGAATCATCGAATGTAGACGTTACGGCAATGCTTACCGCGTTGATCTTGAATGTCAGCTTGCGGGTAGCTCCGTAACTGTCGGTAACTTGTACAACGAGGACGTTATCACCGAGTATCAGGTATTTGCCTATATTGAATGAGACTTCGCCTTGATTGATTGTTTCGGAGGCTACCTGCTTATTGTTCAAAGTATAGGTTGCGATACCTTCGCCCGTTTCCTCTCCGGACAAGGTAGATGAGTATGTGTATTTTATCAGTGTCTCCTTACCATGAACGGCCGTTGCATTTGACGGAGTGACAAAGGC